TATAATGGTGGTCATTTGTTACACTTTGTGGTAAAATAATACATAGAAGTGATTTAGGTGAGCTTGCTCATCTTACATGGTAAAATAATACATAGAAGTGATTTAGGTGAGCTTGCTCATCTTACATATAGAGACTAGGAGGTGCAGAGACTTTGAGATTAACAATGAATGATAAGCGGCTGTATAAACCAGAAGGTGATTTGAAATTCATAAACACAAGGGACTTGAAGAAGTATCCAGGTAGTGTGTGGGTAGAGTTCCCAGGTTTAAACTGCATGAGAAGCAAAACGTTTGTTAGAATGAGGGCTATAGATAGACACTTAAAGGAGTATTTTGATGCCGACTCAGACGTTCCTATTGATATTGAGAGAATGTTTAAGATTATGGAGCGCTTGGTATGGGAAATGCACGACTTTGACCCAACGAAACCTGGTAATCAAAAGTGCAAAAGGTGTGGGTTTAGTAAGTATCAGATAAGGAAATCCTTCACTCTTGAGAATATTAAAGCTTTTAGAAGGGCTATAAGGATAGCGTACAGGTTGAGGATAGATTTTTTATACGTGCCTAAGGACTTCCAGCCAGTGAACGTGAACCGTATTGCTATAGGTAAGAAGGCTAGAGGGGAGCACATGATACAGAGGAACTGGTATAAGATGAAGAAAGAGCAGGGGTCTTATGACAAGACTACTGAAAGGATTAACAAGTATAGAGAAGAAAACGGTCACCCTATATGGGGAGACAAGGAGAGTGATGATGAAGATGAGACAGATTCATAAACGAGACGAGCTCGATAGTTTAGGTGGTGATTCTATATGAGACAAAGGCAGAGAGTTAGGAAAGAGAATATGACCCCAGATAAGTTGGAGGATTTGTTTGAAGGGTACATGGAAGGTGTGGAAGATGCTAAGCAAACAGGATTAGAGCCAGAGTTACCTAATATGGCTGGGTTCGCTGTATACTGCGGTATGGGCATATCTAGTCTTGGTGAGTTCTTTAGAGACAAAGCCTACCACGATTTGTACGATTATATAATGGCTCACTTCGAGAACGAGACAGTGAAAAGCGGTGTCAATGGTAAGAATCAGACCTGGCACATATTCTACAGTAAGAACAGGCTCGGGTACAAAGATGAGCAGACTATGAAGATAGAGAATACTGGGTACAATGAGAAACTGAAAGACAAGTCAGATGATGAGCTGTTAAACGAGCTTAAAGAGGTTAAGAAACTCTTGGCTGGTGAGGAGAAAGTACCAGACGAGGTGTTTGATGTAGATTATGAGACTACAGAGGAGGAGGAAGATGAGTAAATTAGAAGGTCTAGATACAAGAGGCATAAATAGTAATGACGAAGAACCAACTACATTCGATATGTATTTGAGAAAGAGACAGTGTATAAAACATCAACTCGGTAGTGAGGGATTTGATAATGTAATAAGAGGCTTTGAGCTAGCTGACAAATGCCACGACATGTTTGACATAGTTGATGAATTATATAAGGAATTACAAGATGAATAGCTTAACAGAGGATAACAGAAGAATTATAGTACATGACAGCTCAATAGACCCTTACGACGAGGATTCAATAGCTAAGATACTCATGATGTACCATAATATGTACTATCCAGTATTTGTTGATTATGGAGTAATGCACTTACAACACGTAGAAGTTGATAATGACAGATTAAATTGATATACTTATAGGAGGAAACTATGATATTTGAAAGTACGGAAAGAGAATTTTCATTTGGTGAATTCGACGGGACAACTACACAAGTAATGCACTATTTAGTAAACCACCAGTACCAGGATATAAGTCCAGCTCAGATAGCCCATGAACTGGGACTCAGTGTTTACGACGTTGATGAGGCTATAGATAGGCTTGCTGGAGTAGATGGTCTGTTTAATGTTGTGGGGTGAGATAATTGGTAGATAAGAAAAGAGCGGCGGCGGAACGAGAGCTGATGATACTAAAGGAGCTCATGTATAGACAGGCTAAGGAAGACCATAACTTATTTGCTAAGTCATACATAAAAATCACCGATAAGAAAGGTGACGTAGTTCCACTAGAATGTAACAATGTTCAGAAGGAAATAACCAGGGAGATTCAGAAACTCAGAGCTAAAGATATACCACCACGTATAATAGTGTTAAAATCAAGACAGATGGGTGTATCTACAAACGAACAGGCTAGAATGATGAGGAACTGCGCTACTAAGTCTAATAGGCAAGGTCTTATAGTAGCACATAGAGACGACGCAACTACTACTATATTTGAGAAAAGTAAGTTCATGTATGAGCATTTACCAGACGACATAAAGCCTAAGAAAAGGGCTAGTAATTCTAGAGAGCTTATATTTGACACACCTACTAATTATGTTGGAAAGGAAAAAGGTCTTAATAGTGGTATAAAGGTACAGACAGCTGGGTCAACGGGTATAGGTCGTGGGGACACAAACCACTACGTTCACTTGTCAGAGTTTGCGTTCTGGGAAGGTGTAGATGATAAGTCTCCTATAAAACAGCTTAACGGTATAATGCAGTCAGTACCAGATATAAAAGATACCCTTGTTGTTATAGAATCAACAGCTAATGGTTACAACGACTTTAAGACTCTGTGGGACGAGGCTGTATCTGGTAAGAATGGTTGGACGGCGCTGTTTTATCCATGGCATGTTCACGAGGAGTATATTAGACCTTTTGAAGATGAGATGCAGAAAGACAAGTTCATGCTTGAAATGGACGACTATGAGCAATATTTGTACGACGAGCTAGGTCTGTCGCTTGAAAGGATAAACTGGCATAGATATACTAAGAAAACTAAGTGTAGTAATGATTTAAACCAGATGAAACAGGAGAACCCGTCTACAGCAGAAGAAGCCTTCTTAATGTCTGGTACTCCAGTGTTTGATAATAATAAGATAATGAATAGAATTACAACACTTATGAAGCGTTATAAAATAGACCCTTATCTAGAAGGACATTTCAAATTTGACTGGAACGACTCAGAGTCAAGGGATTCGATAATAAATGAGTCTATAAGATTCAAAGAATCTAAAGGTAATAATTATGTAAGAATATACGAAAAACCTAGGAATAATACACCGTATGTTATAGGTGGAGATACTAAAGGGGAAGGTAAAGACTACTTTGCCGCTACGGTGATTGATAATTCAACTGGTCACAGGGTAGCTACAATGCACATGGACGTGTCTAACTCTAAACCGTATTCCTGGCAAATGTACTGCTTGGGGATATACTATAATGAGGCTATGATAGCTATAGAAATGAACTTCAACACAGCCCCTATAGAGGAGTTGCAGAGACTTAGGTACAGAAGGCAGTATGCTAGAAGGAAATATGATGATTATACCCACCAGGCTACTAAAAGATACGGTTGGAAGACTACAGGTACTACTAGACCTATTATTATAGATAAAGAAATAGAGGTGGTGAGTGAGGATATAGAAGTATTTAAAGACATACCTACACTACAGGAAATGCTGACATTTATATATGATAAAAACGGTAGACCAGATGCAATGGCTGGTAAGCATGATGACTTACTTATGTCGGATATGATAGCTAACGAGGTAAGAAGGGAATTTAGTACAACAGGTGTAGAAGACTCAGAGTCTCTGGACTTGGACAAGTTGCCTATAGATTATAGAGAAGATTATAGGCATGCAGTAAGGAACGGAATGAAGGATAAGCTACTAGCTTCATGGTCTAGAGCTGGTATATTAGATAAGATTAAGAAAATACAGAACCATTAGGAGGTTATTTCATGTCAGAAATGGATTACGGCTTCGACTCAGAAGCACTTCAAAACAGCATAATGGCTACGGAGAAAATGTTCGAGCCTAGTGCTAAAGTAAAATTAGACAATAAAGAAAAAAGGGATTTGGAATATTGGCGTAGCAAGTTTGAGATGAGCAAAGACAGGTATGAGATAGATGACTTTGATAAGTTTGAGTTAATCTATAGAGGGCATCATGAAACTACAAAGAACGTTAATAGCCAAGAGACTGGTAACATAAAGAAGACAAATCTTGTTAGGAACATAGTGTTTGAGTTGATAGAATCTCAAGTAAATACTGAGATACCTAGACCTATAGTTAAGTCTCTGAAACCTGGGTTTGATAACCAAGCTAAGATGATACAGGAAAAAATTAAATCAGACTTTAATACTCTGAAACTCGGTAAGATAGTTGACTCTAGTGAGAGAGACACTTACACTCATGGTATGAGCCCGCTAGAATTAGGGTGGAATACTGTAAAAGGGACTCATGATTACGCTGGTGATAAGGAATTTTCTCTTATACACCCTAAACAATTTGTCCCTCAGAATGGGGTTTATTCTTTAGAGGATATGGATTACTTCTTCTTGGTGTCACAGAGTACTGGTGAACAGATAGAAAGAATATACGGGAAAGAAGTAGATACTATAAGCGGTGAATATGATGAGTATAACCATTTGGTAGGACACAATCCTACAGAAGTTGATACGGCAGTAGACGCAAGTGATGCAGAGACTGATGATGAGAAAACAACTATAATAACGTGCTACTACAAGGACGTGGACGGTGATGTAGGTAAATACAGCTGGACTGGCGACGTTGAACTTGAGAATTACCCTAAATACTACTATCCTAGAGTTGCAGAGTGCCAGGAATGTGGTTTCGAGAACGAACAAGACGCTGAGATATGCCAGGAATGTGGTAGTGAAAAGCTCTCTGAGAAGATTATAAAAGAGGAGATTTTCTATAATGAGAAGGTTTTAGACCCTATATCTTTCAAGAAACCTAGTAAAAGAATTGAAGAAGGTCAAGACGGCTCTAGAACTGTTAAAGTTGACTACATAGACGATTATATTGAAAGAATTATACCAGCTGGAACTAAGGTACAGTTACCTATATCTAAAGAGTACCCTATGATTATCAGATTAAATGTTCCTCTGAACTTCAGCATAAGAGGAATGTCTGATGTAGAGGTTATAAGAGACCAACAGGAGACTTTGAAAAAAGTATATTCAAGAATGGAAGAAAAACTTCTTATGTCACCAGTTATAATTGGTATGCACAGAGATTTACAGAAAGAAGTTAGTAATGACATATATGAGGTATATACAGGTAGTCCAGACCAGTTATCTAGTATATTTAAGCATGATTTAACGGCTAGTATACAGCAAGACTTAGGATATGTTAATCAGATATACGCAGATGCTCAGTCAACATTAGGTATAACAAACTCATTTCAAGGTAAATATGACCCATCAGCTAAGTCTGGAGTTGCTAAAAAGACTCAAATAGAGCAAGCCGCTGGTAGATTACAAAGTAAGATAAAAAATAAGTTTTATTTCTTCGAGGAACTATTTGAGAAAATGTTCTTATTTGATATAATGTTTACAAAAGAAGCTAGAGCATACTATACTGAAACTGAGAACGGCTCAGATGAGTATAAATTCTTCGACAAACACGAATTACTTGTACCAGATGCTAGCGGAGAATGGTACTACAACACAGATTTTCTTTTCACAAGTGAAGTTGGTGAAGAAGAAGGAATAGACAGAATGTTGGTATTTGATATGCTTATGCAGATGGTTAATTCTAAGATTATAGACCCTCAGTCAATGTGGCAAGTATTAGCAGCTATTAATTTCCCTATAGCTCACAAAATACTAGAGCAGTTTAAGAACGAGGACAAGGAACAGGAACAGTTTATGATGATATTAGAGATGATTGGTAGCATGGACGCTCAAGCACGAGAGCAGTTCTTAGCCCAACCTCTGGAACAACAGATGCAGTTAGTAACTCAGTCTTTACAAACTGAGTAATATAAGGTATACTTATACATAGGTGGTGATAAATATGAAAAAGTCCAATATGAAGAAGACGCAAGGAGCTTCTGGAGTAGTGAAAGCTGATAATCAAAACAAAGGCTACACAGAAAGCGACAAGATGAAAAAAGGCGACGATTTAAGGGCTTCTAAGACAGGTGGAACTAAAGCAAAAGGGTCTATTTAATTCCGTTGGCTGGATAAAAAGCCTCACCCTATTAGTATCACCAAAAGACGTAAGTCTCCGAATTTATCCGTAGGCTCGGACAAAAAGCCTGGGAGGCAGAGATGTGAAAAAGAGCATATCTCTTTCCCTAAATATATTCCGTAGGAGCGGACAAAAAACCTAAGGAGGAAGAAATGATTATTAAACCAGAAGATATGCTTGATACAACTGAACTAGAATTAGACGACGTTGCCAAAGCATTTGCTACGAAGAAGGTTAAAGACCTAGTTGATGATGACGACGAGTTCGTAGACGAAGATGAAGTTATTGAAGATGATGAATCTAAAGATAGTGACGAAGATTTAGATGACGAAATTGAAGAAGACGTAGATGATGCAGACGACGAGGAAGACGACGAGGAAGACGAAATTGAAGAAGACATTGACAACGGAGAAGATGACGAAGATGACGAAGATGAAGAAAAAGAAGACCCAGAGTTAGACGACGAAAAAGCAACACAGGCTCAACTATCCGCTTTTGCCGCTATGAAAAGACAGAAAAAAGAGGCAGAGAAAAAGGCGCAAGAAATGGAAGAAGCTTTTAAGAATTTGAACTCAGAATTTGCAAAATTAGCTAAAGAATCTGGATTTGAGGATATCGGGAGTGCTGAGGATTACCTTAGAACTTTACGTAATCAGAGAAGGACAAGTGAGTACAAGAAGACTAATGACCCTAGTATCATAGCAGAAATGGTAGCAGACAGCTTAAACCAAAGGCAGAAACAGGCAGTGGAAAATAGACAGCAGTCTGTTGATAATGATACTCCTACAGATACCGCAGAGGATTTGATAGGAATGATATTAGAGTTTAATGCTGAGTATAATCAAAATATAAGAAGTATAGATGATATAGCTAGTTTACCCAATGCTGAGAAAGTTATAGATTTAATGGGAGCTACGTACAAAGATAGTGAAGGAAACACAAGGTCACTGAGTTTAAAAGATGCTTACATGATAGCTAATAAAGATTCTTTAGGAACTACCGCTAAAAAGACAAAGAAGATTGATGACAAAGCCGCTAAGCAAAGAGCTTTAAACGAGGTTAAAAGTCATAGTCACATGAAAACGACCAAGAAGGGCGGTAGTGTAGAGAAGATAAAAGTTAAACGTAGCGAATTAAACAAGTGGAAAGAAATGTTCCCTGAAAAGAGTACGAAGCAAGCCATGAAGGAAATTAAAATGTATAAGAAAAACGGGCATGAAATTTAAACTGAGAGGAAGTGTTAGATATGTTCCAAGTCCATAGTTTTTTTACTAAACACAGCCAACCTATAGAATTTTTCCCAGTTACTAATGCTGAGGATTACGCTATAGGGCAAGTAATGGCTTTGTCTTCTGGAGATTTAACAGCCGCTGGCGTTGATTCTACTGGAGCACAGGAATTTATTTGTTTACAAGCTGGTACTGGTGATGGGGAAACTTTAGTTCCAGTGCTTAGAATACAGAGACAGATGCAGTTTAAGGTAGATGTGGTAGCTGGTACTCCAGCGTTAAACACTAAATATACCTTAGACACTAATTTAGTTGGTATTACCAACACAACCACAAACGGAGTTTTTAAAGTAGATGAGATACCAGAAGACGGTGTTGTTATAGGTCACTTTGAAGCTTCAACAGATATTTAATAAAAGGAGTGATATTGTATGATTATATCTAAAGCGTCAAATCTAAATAATACGTCCTTTGGTAAGATAGAAGCTCCTGTGAAGCAATATCTTGTTGAAAGAGACATATTAGCAAGAAAAGAGAACATGATAGAGAAGATAATTCCTATCGTAAAAACCAAAAAATTCGCTGATGGTTACAGCGGACAGACTTCTTTAGGTGGCTTTAAGCCAGGAGGAGAAGCTGGTACTTATCCAGAAAATTATTTCCAAGATGGTTATAATAAGATAATTGAAAACTCTGTTGAGTGGAAAAACAGTTTTGCTATAACCCTACAAATGATTGAGGACGGTCATTCTTATGCATGGAAAGACAAGTCCAGAAAATTCTTAGATTCTTACTATAATACTAAGTGTGAGTATGTTGGAAAATTCCTTACAAGTGCTATAGCTACAACTATGACATTTGAAGGTAAGACTTTCAATATAGCTGGTGGGGACGGAAAAGCTCTATTTGCTACTGACCACCCAAGTGTTACTGGTGGAACTGATGACCAATCTAACTTATATGATGCTGCCTTTACTAAAGACAACTTAACTAAGTTAGAACTTATTTTAGCAAATCAAAAAGAAGACAATGGTAAGAAATTAAGTATCACCCCAGATACTATAATTCAACCATATAGCACAACTAATGATGCTTTACAGCTACAGAAGATATTTGAAGTTCTTACAGCAGATGGAGACCCAACTACAGCTAATAGAGCTGGGGTTTATCACACTGGTAGATGGAACTTGATTTGGTGGGCTTTCTTAGGAACTCCTACAGGAATGACAGCTGGATATTCACCATTCTACTTAGCTGATATGAAGTATGTAATGAACAACAAGCCTTACGTTCTTCAAGAAAGAATACCTTTAACTATCTCATCTTATGTTGATGATAACACTGATAACAACATTTGGAAGGGTAGAAGTAGAGAGGTTGCTTCTCCTACTAATGACTTTAGAGGAATCTTACTTGCGGCTAAGGGACTTGGTAGCTCACTATAGTAAGGAGTGATGTAAATGACTAAATTCAGAGATACTGTTGTAGAATCTGAGGAAGGTTTTAAAGGTCAAATTATACAGGAACTAGTTAGCTACACAACTAGCGGAGCTATATCTATAGATGCTAATATAGTTCATCTTGATGGAACTGATGGTAACGTTGATATGACATTAGCTGACGGTAAAACTGGTCAGAGAATAGTAATAAAAGCTATAGCTGTTGGGGTTAATTCTGTAACTGTTACTCCAGCCAATTTCCATGACGGCACTGATATAACGTTCGGAGTCGCTAATTCAGTAGCTGAACTTTATTTTGATGGCACTGAGTGGGAATTACTATACACAGATGCTACAGTAGCTTAAATACTACAAAGGTAAGGGCAAGGGTTATAGTTACTCTTGCCTTTTTTAAAAGGAGAATTCAATGTTTGATTTAAAAGACGTTAATATAAATTCGAGAAAGTACACTAACATGGTTTTATCTAATATATTTGAATTACTTAAAGATGACCCTGAAAAAGTAATTCTTAAAAATCAAAAAGGCGAGACAATCACTGATAAAGAAGAAGTTCCCGACATAGATTATTATTCTCTTAAAAGACCTGAACTCTTAGGTATGGTTAAGGAACGTGAAAATAAACCTAAAGGGTACTCTAGGTTGACTAACGTAAAACTAATAGAATTTCTAAAAGAGGTGAAGTAAATGGCTATTTCTAAAATGAACGAAGAAAGTGTAACTAGGCTAGCTGAGTATACTGGTTTGAGTACTGACGATAAACCCGAAGTAGACTCTTCTAACCCTATAGGAAGTGGTTCTATATTCTATGAATTAGATACAGGCAAAGTTTTTATTTATAGTGAAGAAAATGAAAACCCAGTAACTTCTAATAATTGGTGGGAGGTTTTATAAATGAACTCAATAGCGAAATTTAAAGCCTTGAAATCTTTAAGCAAGGCTGAATTTAATGCACATAAGGCAGAAAATGCGACAGAACATAATACAATAAAAACAAATCTTACAAAAAATACTAAAAACATTAGAGATATTGAATCGACACTTAGAAATGTAAATGTAAACAACGAAGCTATCCAAGAAGCAAGTGGGTATAGTATATTTAGTTTACCTAAAAATGCTTCAAGTGCTAAGGCTAAAGTCGAGTTAGAAGGATTGACACTTGTGAATAGTGTTGAGAACGGTGATTTTAGTGATGGTAATACTGGGTGGGGTATTGGTGGTTTAGGTGCAAGTGGTGCAGTAGTAAATGAAATATATGAATATACAATCACCGATAATACTCAATTATTTTCAAGATTAGAATATCTAACTGACGATGCTATAATTGGTGATGAATATTTTATCTGGCTAAATATTAAACCAATTCATAATTTGACGGGTATATATATACAATTTGGAGAGGTTGAAAAGCCGCTTATAACAGCAACTGCGAATGTATGGAATGAAATTTACGCTACATTAACCCCTAGCACAACAACAAGATTACGCATTTATCCAGTTAGATCCATGGGAGACTACGCAAACGAAGAAAAGGTATACCTTGACAATATAATTAGAATTAATAAAACAGCACTCGGCATAGAAGATTACACAGAAGAACAAATGCTCGACCTTGTGAGAAGTGGGTATATTGACGGACTACAAAGTGTTATGCGTCCGACAGTTGAGAGTGTTGGGAAGAATTTAGAAAGCAAAAATTTACTACAATCAATAAATGGTGATAATGTTTACGGAGATAAGGTTAAAGTTGAATCAAATAAAGACATTTATTTATTGCAAAACATTGATGGTGGACATAGACCATTAATAAAGCTTTATGATAATAACAATAATTTAATTAATAGCGGGGTTACTATATCATCGTATGACGGTGCTGGCTGGGTTAATTTTGGAGCTAAATATGAAACAAGCATAGACCAATCTTCAAAGAATGTGCTAGTTACAATAACAGCAAATCCTAATATTTGCTTTGTAGAATATGGTTTAAGAGCAAACAGTGGGACAATAGCTAACTCAACAGACAGACTTATTTCTCAAACCGCCACCGCCTACGAACCCTACAAATCATCACAACTCACCGCAGACGTACCCCTAAGACGAGTTCCCAATGGTGTAGCAGACAGGGTGTATGAGAGTGATGGGCAGATGTGGATGGAGAAGAACGTTGAAGAATATGTGCTTGAGAGTGGGGATATCACAGGGTCGATAACAACAGGAATAAATGTAGATGATGTTCAAGTCACTTTACCAAGTGACAAAGCAACATTTACATCAAGTACAACAATAGAGGGTAAAACGCTTGTTGTAGGGTATCCCGAAAAGGGTTATCTTGACAGTTTGGAAAATGTTAATACTCACTTTAGCGGTGCAGCATCTCAAAAAATAGAAATATTAGTACCTAAAGGAACTTACGCATCCCTAGCCGAAGCACAAGCCGACCTAGCAGGCACAGTAATCCAGTACCAACTCGCAACACCAGAACTAATCAACTTAACAGAACAAGGACTTGTATCAGGACAATTACTGTCACAACCAAGTGGTACGGTGTATGTATCGGACAAGGCATACGATGCAGGAGTTTATGATAGTGGAATAACAATCACAGACACAACCTATCCAATAGATGAAATAACAACCTTATCTAAGGTAGACTTTGAGACAGGTGCAGAAACAGACCTAGACATTAGCACGGCAGTAATAGCAGGTGGCGGTTTATCTTTCACTCACCCAGAGTTAGCAGATGGTGATATTGTATTCTTTGGTTATGATTTTACTAACGGTTCAGTACCAGCCTTGACGACAGTTGAGTATTACGACAGTAGATATGTAATAGAAGATAGTGTCACTGGAACATTCTATCAATGGAATGTAACAGTTGCAAACGGTGTAAGTTCAATAGAATTGGTGGAGGTATAAAATGAATGATAGATTAACAAACGCTCTAATGAAAAGAGTAGAAAAAGGTATGATGAAAGAAGAAAAAATACCTAAGCCTTATCAGAAGAAAGTTAAAGATAAGATTAATAAGAAGTTGAAAGCAAAGAGTGACGCATAAGAATTATAATATGCAACTACAAACACGATACAAAAATTGTAACATTAGAAGAAGAAATTAATGTTATATTTGGGAGTTGATTAAATGGATACTAAGAGATTAGAAGAAATACAAAAACTAAAGGACGACCAAAAGTTAAAATCAAAAGATAAAGATTTTAAAAATATGTCAAGTAGTGAGAAAGACGAATTATTAGAAACAGTTTGCAAAATACTAGGATTGATTAGTGGGTGATTAAATGAGTTACACATTAGGAGAAGTTAAAGAAAGTGTTTTACATAAAATGCGTGAGTATTCTAACTCTGGCAATCTTATAACTGAGGCTAGTAACAAAGATTATCTCCTGTCTATGATAGATATTTTTAATAATATGCAGATGAGATTGGCTACTACAGTTAATAAGATAAGCAGAAACTATGAGATATCTCAGTTTAACCCAGAGAATTTGATAGGATATGACTTTATGCTAGATACATTAGCGTTTGAAGGAGATGATATATCTTACTCAGCTAACGGTGCTACGGCATATAGTTTCGAGGTTAACAACGACGCAGATATTTATATTGAAGAACAAGTAGGTACTGACTGGGTTATTTTAGAAACGATAAATCACGTTGCTACAGACAGGTCTTACACAAAATACAAAGGATTGATAACTCCTTCAAATAGCAGTAATGCTATAAGGATAAGATTCAGCGGCTCTACATATTACGTATATAGATATGTGGCTCTTTTTGGTGTCGGTTTTTCGACAGTAGATGATATACCAGATTATGCTCCATATGTTGAGTACGATTTACCAGATGACTTTTATAAATTAGATTACGTTGATAATGAAAGACCACTCGCAATGAGGACTGGATATTCTTTATACAAATTAGATTATCTTAACTCAAGGGATAGGAAAATTCTTTTAAACTACAAGGCTAAGGGTAATTTTATAATAAACTATTATGCTTATCCTACTAAATTTCCTTTTAACCCAGACAATTTAACACAATATGACGACATGGAATTTGATGTTCCAGACGAGTGTATAAATTCTATAGTAGACGAGGCGGTTTCAGTTCTACTATCAGATGAAAATGCTTATATGGCTGATAGAGCTAAAAGAGATTACTACACAAGTATGAATGAACTTGATGCTAATAGACACGATAATTTAGGTAAGAGGAAAGTAATAGATAATACAGGAGGCTGGTAATCATGAGGTACGACACGAATTTTAAGATAAGCCCACCGCCAAAAGAGCGAGTGCTTAATATAAATTTCTTCAAAGGGTTACAGCTTTCTGTTAATAATACGCAGATAGACGACAACGCTAGTCCAGACATGTTAAATATGTTACTGGACGATAAAGGAACTCTGAACAAGAGACCTGGTCTTATAAAAATAAATGACACATTAGGTACTGGTAAAGTTACTGGCATGATGACTTACAAGAAAGATTCTGGAGATGAGCTAATCTTCGGGCATGATACTAGTTTATATAAGTTAAACTCCGACGGCTCTACAACAGAGCTGTATACTTCCATGTCTGGAAATACTGTTAGGGGGATTACATTTAATGATAAACTTTATATGCTTGATGGCACTAATTATTTGGTATATGATGGTAGCACTGTTGCTCAAGTAGAAGGTTATATCCCAACAATAACTATAAACACTCCACCAGAAGGAGGAGGTACTAGCTACGAGCAACTTAATTTAATAAGTCCTGGATTCAAACAGCTTTTTAATGGAGACGGTGCTACTACAACATTCGTACTTGCTCAGCAAGACTTAGATGCTACAGCTGTAGAAATAATAGCAGATGAAACTACTCTTACAGAAGACACAGATTTTACTGTAGACAGAACAGCTGGTACTGTCGATTTTTCGACAGGTACTTCTCCTTTTGGAGCTCCAGCAGACGGTCTTGAAAATGTTGAGATTACAGCTTATAAAACTCAGACAGGACACGCTGATAAAATTAAGAAATGCAGGTTTTTCGGAAGTTTTGGAGGAACTAGAGATTGGAGGATATTTGTAGCTGGTAACCCAGACGAGATTAACTTTGATTACAGAAGTGAGTTATATGCCCCAGATTATTTCCCAGCAAATGGGTTTGACGAAGTTGGCTCAGACGCAGAAGCTATTATAGGATACTCATATATGTACGAAAGAATGATTATACTTAAAGAGGAATCAATATACAGCAGAGGATATTTCACAGATGGTGACGGTGACGCTATATTTGAGTCACAGCCTTTAAACATGGGTATAGGCTCACTTAATACAGATAATATAGCATTAATAGAAGGTTATCCTACGTTTGTTAGCGAAAAAGGTGTGTACCAACTAGTAAACATATCCCAGGAAAATGAGGAAACAGTTAATCATATTTCAAACGACGTTGATAAAAGTATAGACATACTGGCGATAGACGGACTGCTCCAAACGGACAATTTAGAAGAATATATTGCTATAGATTTTGACGGTAAGTACTGGATATTTAACCCAGATAACGGTGAAGTTTGGGTTTATGACTATAGATTTAAGATTCAAGATGAGACATATAATTATCCTATAGGTCAGTGGTTTAAACTGGATAATATGTACGCTTCATGTTATACTATATATAATGGTTATTTATACATAGGAGACTCTAGAGAAGGGGTAATTAGGAGACTAAGCGACCCCAATGATACAGCTATTTACAATGATGACACAACAGTACCTATAAACTCATATTGGAAAAGTAAAGTATTTGATTTTGGCGCTCCTTCTTATGAGAAACTATTGTATAAGTTATTCTACACTCTTAAACCTTCTGGAAAATCAGAGGCTTATTTAAGAGTTAGGGATAGTATAAATTCTAACTGGAGGGATATATCAAATGACATACTGCAAATATTTACTTACAGCTCAATAGTTTATTCAGAATTTACTTATGGGGCTAACATTTTCCCTACAAGGATAGCAGAGAAAATAAAAGCTAAAAAGATAAATTACTTCCAGATGGAATTAAGTAATAATGAAAGCGGAAGTTTTATAGGAATTATACAAGTTGCCTTAAATTACATATTACAAAGAGAGGTGAAGTAGCATGGCAATACCAAATAAACGAACGTCAGCAGATTTTACATTTAAACATTCTGGTCAAGTAGATGAGTATGGAGCTTCAATAGGAGATGCTACTGTAATACAAGCTAACTTTGACCAAAGAGCAATAGATAATATGACAGCCATAAATAATTTAATAGACTCATTAATAGATACTACAGAAGGAAGTACTGGAGCTGATAGTATATCTAGTACGCCGTTATCTACTGGCGTGTATAGTAATATACAAGCTAATCTGGAATTTTTACAACAGGCTATAAATGATGTGGTTCTAGGTCAAATACCAGACGGTAGTCTTACTTATGAAAAATTAAGCCCTAGTCTAGTTGAAAACCTAGCTACGGTTGAGAATTTAAAGACTCTAACTAAAAATGGAATAATAACAGATGAGCTTAATGAAATGGCTATATCAGCCAATGACCCAAATGATAGGAGTATAAATATAGATACTGGTAAGTTACTACTTAACGGTAGTGTTTATACATATGATACTTTAATGAATGTTAGTATAGATGCTCCAGAAGTTGAGAATGTTCCTTCTGAGCCTCATACACTCGGAGCTACTGGTAATCTTACTTTAGACCATACCCCTATAGGGAAATCAGATGCCAGTGCTCTAGCAGAAGTCGGCGATATAGTAGTCACAGACGTAGGAACTGGTAACCCTATAAATGTTACCTCAATAGACCCTTCAACTGGCGAAGTTGTTACAGAAGGAAGTGATGGAACTACAGTATCAGTAAGCTACTATCCTTTTACTAAAAGAATTGATGTAGTTTATGCAGATATAACTGACGGTACTATAAATGTTGAGAAAGGTACTGGAGAAATTTCTGGGACTGACCCGACAAAACCTACTCCAGCAGATGCTTTAGAGTTATGCGAGATAGATTTAGACTTTAATTATACCGTGATATCTGATACTGAAATTACTTCATCAATGTTGTACGGGGGTTTTAGAGGTTTAGGACAAGTTCCTTTAAATGCTTGGAACTATATTATGTTTAAAAATGAATTAACACAAGCAGAAATTGACGATATAGAGGCAAATTCAAGTTTGATGAATATAATAAATAATACGAGCGATGTTCCTCCTATATACGAAACGTTGCAAACAACAAATTTTAATGAAAGTAATGTGTCTATTATAAATAATAATACGGAGGTTTCAGATGGGAATATACAGTTGTCTGGTACTAATTTAACCGGAAATGCTTATATATCATTTACAGATGATATAGAAGATAATCACGAGTGGAATATAGCAACGTGTCAGAAGGACGAAGATGGTGAAAGTATAACTGCAAATATTATAGAAATCGCCAAAGAGGAGGAAAAAACTTACAGTACGGCAGACGAGGGAAGTTATGATACAGCCGATTGGGGAGTAATTATAAAACCTTTAATAAATTTAAAGAAAATAGTATTAAGTCAGGCTCCTGGAAATTCATATCCTTGTTATAATGTTAAAGTATATGACAGTAATTTTAACTTTTTATTTCAAACTCCTTCTATAAATGATTATGCTACTGCTATTTATGATTTCCAAGCAGGTCAGGAATATTATTTTAATTGGAGTAGGAATGGGGATAATTTCGATCAAAAGGAGCACGTGGCTACTTTACCGTTAACTTATGAGAGTTTTGAAATAGTAGCGGGAAGTGTAGGAAGTTCACAGACTACAAGTAGGTTTTACCAAACCGATTTAATAAAAACATATTCAGAAGTTAGTTCGAAAGAGATAGAACGTAATACTTTTATACGAAACATAAACACTAATAATAATGTTTTATTTAACATAATATTTAATAGAGGGACAGATACTAATAATCCCGTGTTTAAATATTTAGGATTAAGATACGAAAGATAAAAGGAGTTAAAATATGACAGAATTTATAAAGCACTTTTGGCTTGAAGCAGTATTTACAGGAATACTGGTTTTAATAGGTGTTATGGGAAAAATAATTATAAATAATGAAGCTTTAAATTTAGATTTTGAGGCTTATAAACCAAGAGTAATATTAACAGGTACGAGAATACTGGAAGCTGTATCCTCCGTAGAAATAAGCGTAGATAATGGTGCTACTTTTAACAGTATGACGCTTGATAGAATTGAATATGACCCGTTTGAAACAAGTAATGATAACCACATTTATTCTACTGATGAAGAAATAGCAGGTAAAGAAGTTATATTTAAAATAAATTTTAATGGGGTTTATCTTTGTGAAATAGTAAGATATGCAATCCTGTGGTAAGGAGGCAAGAAATGAAAAAAATTAAATACTATATTTCTAAGGAAAAAGGATTAAGAAAAACAGAGGACAAAAAGCGAAAAAGCGAACTAAAAAAAAAAACACTAGAAGAAAAGAAAAAAAAACAAACCTACCCTAGCTAACATCACTGAAAGAATAGAAATAATAGAGGAACTGTTAGATTTAAAATAGGAGACTAAACTATGTCAGATAAATGTATAGTTCAAAACGGTAAAACTAAATACTCTGTTTATACTGCGGAAGCTATAGAAAAAGTAATTAATGAGCTGTTTAAAAATTTGATAGATGATGAGTCTATAAGTAGTGAGTCTGTTTATAGTTCTCTGAAAATAGACTCAACATTTGTTAAAGACGTCGGTGACTCTAACTGGCAAACACCTAGTTTTCAGAATGGCTGGGTTAATTACCAAACTGATGGTGAATACCACGAGGCTAAATTCAGAAAAGATGCAGAAGGTTATGTGCATATAAGAGGATTAGTTAAGAGTGGGAGCGTGGGAAGTACATATGCTATATTCACATTACCCACTGGCTATAGACCAATGGGTAGGCTTATCTTCGCAGTTCAGAGTAACGGATTAGGAAGATGTGATGTAAAAGACAATGGGGAAGTAATTGCTTATAGTGGTAGTAATTCATGGTTTTCGATAAGCGGTATAGTATTTAAAGCGGAACAATAAACCTAAAGAGGTGAAGTAAATGGCAATTAGTAAAGAAGAACACAACAGGCTAAAACAGAAATTCATAGATAAATATAAAACTAACATAGAGGGTCTTTCAAAATCTCAGGACGTAGATATGGGTGTAGCGACAGATATGCTCATAAATAATCTACGTGACGGTGACAGGACAGTTTACGAAGGCGGCGGGACTGTTGATGTTAATGAGGCTAAAAAAGATTTGTATTCGTTCTATGGTCAGTATAAAGGGGACTCAGAGCCTAAAACCTCTGGGACTTCAAAGAGAGATTCTTCAAATTACTCTAAATCTACTGTAGGAACTTCTGGCTCAGACCTTATAAACAAAATGTATCAGTCGTCAAGAGATGCTTTGGTAGGAAGATTAAGAGAGTCTTACAACCAGCAGAGAGAATCAGTACAAGGTGAAATGGGTAAGGTAGCACCAGCTTATAAAGCGGCTAAAGGTGATGTAATGACACAGGGTAAGCAAGCGGCTAAGAGACTAAATGAGTTAATGAGAAACCAAGCCTCTGGGGACGTTGCTCAAGAGCAGTTACAGAGAAATGTTGCTACTCAACAAGGTGTTACAGAATTAGGAAGACAGGAGCAACAGACTTTAGATGAGTACGGTAAGCAACTTACGCAATTAAAACGTGAAGAAGAAGCTGAGATAACTGCTGGTTTATCAGATTTAGAGTCTCAGCGACTAGGTGCTTTATTAGACAATTACTATAAAGATAGGCAATTCGGGCTACAACAGGAGCAGTTAGGTTTGCAAAAAGACCAGTTTGCTCTTACTAAAGATAAATTTGATTACCAGCAATACAGAGACGCTGTAGCTGATGATAGATATGACCAGGAATACAATGATGAAATGGCTTACAGAGAATGGAAAAAAGACCTCACTGAGAGAGAATTTGAAATGAAAGAAGACCAGTGGAATTTTGAAAAAGGAATGGCTATAAGAGACGAAAATAGAGAAGTAGCTGAGTTCAACGCTAGAATGGACTCTTTAACACAGCCAGCTAACAAGGACGAGTTTTCTATATTAGCAGACATGTCACCAGAACAAAGGGAGTACTATAACTCACTATCTGGCAGATTAGCCTCAATGGAATCACCAGTAGAAGGATATCAGTACATACAGGAGAATATAGACACCTTAATAGCTAAAATGGGAGAAGCTCCAGCTAGGTTAATGTTCAATAAAATGCAAAGTAAAGTAGCTAATATGGAGACTCCAGAGGATATAGAGCTTATGGATTATGACGCTCATTATAATCATATAGAGAATATGTTTACTCATAAAAACTCTTTAAATGAGACGGTCATGGATAAAGGAGCTATAGCAAAGTACATTGGTAATTTAGTTGTTAAAGGAGCAGACCAAAATATAATTGATGAGCTTAGTACTGTTTACCAGGTAGAGCCTTTTATACCTAAAGAGTCTAAATTCCAAGAGCCTAGATACCAAACAAATACAGGTATATATGGTAACAACTTTAATTTACCAGAGACTCTTAATAAAACTGAGAAGTCTATAGTATCTCAGGTAGCCGGAGGTATAACTGATTTAGGTTATGAAGCTACTGATTACCGTATATATCAGGCTTTAAAGAACAATAAAGAGGCTATACTAACAATGGGAGTTTCAGAAGCTGAGTATAATAGATTAGTAAACTACTACAAATAGGTAGGCGATAATATGGATAAATTAAAATTAGATTTTAGCTTTTTAGAAAATAAAAATAAACCTAGTATAAGGTCAGGTAGATTGTCTGAGCCTAGCCCAGTTAAAGACGAGTCCTCGTTTACTTTTGATACAGAAAAATTAGACTTTTCTTTTTTAAGAACTAACGAAGACGGCTCACCTAAAGAGACTATTTCTCAAATGGATACCCCTCCTAAGAAAGATTACCCAGATACTCTGAAAGGTAAGTATGAGAAATGGTACGACGAGAAATACGTTCCTTTTGCGGAGTCTGATTTTGCTAAAGGCTTCCAAGATAAATTTGAGTTCATGCAGTCACCTACTATACAGAATGAGCCTATAAGCAAAGTAAGAGGCGGAACTTCTGTAGATAAAACCGCTGTAAATTACCTTAATAAAACTCAAGAAGGTAGAGAGTTTTTAAAAGAAGGTCACAGTGACGAGGAGCTTCTGAAAAAAGCTAATGAATTACGAGGTAAATCAGTAAAAGAATTATCTGGAGACACATCATTTAATATAGGTCAAGCGGCTGGCTCAATGGGTAAGTTTGCTGGTCTATATGCTATGGGCGGGGGAACTGTTGAAAAAGCAGTAGCTCCTATGTTTGAAAAGTTAGGATTATCCGCTGGAGCTGGTGTATCATCAGCTATACCAACAGGTGCTGTAGGTTCTAATTTAACTACTACAGGACTTAATACTTTAGGTAATTTCCTTACTAAAGCCGCTCCTGTATTAGCTACCGAATACTCTAAAGACGTTCTTTTAGGTCAACCTATACATTACATGGACGCTAAAGATAGAGGTTTAGAGGGTATGGAGCTAGCTAAATACTTGGGTAAAGAGAATATGATTGACGTAGCCGCTAATGGTTTATTCTACGGTTTTGGCAGAGCTATAAGTGGTTTAAAGGGAAGCCTTGATAATCAACTAGCTAAACTTAAAGAAGCTGATTTTGAGAAAATTGTAGGCGGAGTTAAAGATTTAATCACTCAGATGAGCAAAGAGACAGATTTACCAGAGAATGAAGTTAGGAAATCTTTAGTAGAACTTTATGATACAAGGATAAAACCTTTTAATGATTATAAAATGGGTGAAAAAACCTTAAAACTTTTAGATAATAAAGATACTAAGAAACGTGTCTCAGACGCTATGATAGATATGGATATTAAAAAAGCTACCCAGGTTAAAGAAAACCTTGAGGAAACCTGGAACGAAGTTGCTGAATTAATACAAATGAAATACGGCACATCAGAGCTTTCTGGCTCTCAAGTAGATAACCTTAAAAACGAAATTGGGATTGATGTTGCTAACTTAGCTGAAAGACTAGTTAAAGCAGATGAACACTTAGAAGTTCTTATGAAACATAGAGCCGACCCTAACATGGTAATGAATACTGACTCTATAATTAAGCGTATGAAGTATGGACTTGTTGATGATAATGTTGATAATATATTTAAAGACGCTTATTTTAAGAATGTCCAAAAATTAGACCCAGAAGAAATAGCTAGAAAAGGTATAGAAGGCTTAGATGATGTTGATACTGGAGTTATTAAATACTTTGATGAGTATAGTAAATCCAGACCAAAGACAGTTGACGTTCAACAGCCCAAACCTCCAGAAGTACAAGAGCCAAAGGCTGAGATTGACGAGCCTAAATTACCAGACGTAGAGGAGAGAGCGCCTACAAAACCAGAGGAGGTAGGTTACAAAGCCCCAGAGCCAGAAACCAAAAAGGCAAAAGATATTATTGATAATATAGAAAGTACTACTAAGAAATCTACTGTTGAAGATTTAGAAACTACCCCTAAAGTAGATGAGCCTAAAACTCAGTCTATTAAAGAGTTAGAAGCAGAGGTTATGAACTACGATAGTGCTAGAGAATTTGCAAAAGCTAACAAAGACGCTCTGAAAGAAGCTGGTTTAGATAACATGAAAAAGGTACGATTATTCGTTAAAGACGTAAAATATAAAGCTACCCAAGACTATAGACCAATAAGTATAGAAGAAGCAGTAGCTATTGTTAAGGCTAAAACAAGAAAGAATGACAGATTGGGATGGCTTAATAGGGCGGATAACCAGTATAAACCTAAATTGGAAGACCAGATACTAAGTGATAAAGAGGTTAGAAACGCTACCATGAATATGGCTTGGCATAATTATAAAATGTCTGTAGACCCAGATATTTCGTTTAATGATTTTTTAAACAAGGAAATCACTGTTTACAGAGCTGGTAATTTTAAATTTAACGACGACGACGTTTTTATATCTTATACATTTGACCCTAAGATGGCGGTTAAGTTTGGGGATAATATGACTACTAAGAGAATAAAGATGAAAGACACTCTTGGTACATTACAGACTATAGCTGAAAATGAGATAATGGTGAGAAGAAGACCATTAGGCGTATTAGATAATTTAGAAGATTTAAAACCTAAAGAACAGGTAGTTAAATCAGTAGACTCTAAAGGTAACCCTATATTAGAGGAACTTGAAAAAGCACAGGCTAGTAAAGGAGCTACTAAAACTTCTAAATTCACAAAGACAGCTAAAGGTTACGCCGCTTTAAATGAGGAAGTATCTAGAATAATTAATGATGTAGATTATAAGAGCCTCAAAAACTCTGAGATTAGAGCTATAGCCTCTAGGTTAGCTGATAAATACCCTAACGAGGCGTTGACCATAATTCGTGACGTTAAGACCTCATTTAG